GGGCGATCTAAACAAAACTCCTTATGACATAATGACATTGCGAATTACTCGAAAACCTGGACATGTAGCATCACGTTTTGAGTGCAAAGTTGCTCTACGTCAATGTGTGAGTTTCGCAGATAAAGACCTTGTGATGGCTTATATACCAAACTCTCCGGACATTAAAAGTATGGTTAAGTGGCTACCATTAGCACGTCCGACTGGTACTTTAATGGCCCAGTTTTTGGTTCGAGATGTTGAGTGTGAAATGCAGCAAGAAACATTATTGGTTACTTGTGGTAATGTTGGACATGTGTACAAAAGATTTTATGGTGGTAGCTATCAATCGCAATTGGCTGTTGAGGGATCTTGTATGGGGTTAATTATTGCTGATAAGAAAGCCCCTTGCATTTTAGGCTTCCATATTGGTGGTAGTACAACGCGACAATTCGGTGTTATGCAATCTTTAACAAACAGTGAGTGGTTAAGCCATCTTAGTCAATTGCAGAATTTACCAGGTGTTCTTTTGTCATCTGAGGCTGGTGATATTCCTGAGACTCAGTATGGTTTAGAGTTGATGAAGGATTCCAATATACACCCTAATGCTTTATTTTTGCATAATTTGGATGCTGATGCACATGTTGACACTTTGTATAGCACAAAATTGAGACGCTCACATAAGACCCAAGTTGTGAAAAGTATATTAAGTGATAAAGTAGCTATACATTGTGGTGTCGAAAACAAATGGGCTGGACCAAAAATGGAACCAAATTGGGTCCCTTTTAATGAATCGTTGGATTATATAATTCACCCTTCCAAGATGATTGATCCAAATGTATTGAATAATGCAATGGAGGATTTTAGCAAGGAATTAAATGTGAAAATGGACAAATATGTACAAAATAAAAAATTATGTCCATTGACCCTACGCCAAATGGTTATGGGGTCTCCTGGAGTGCGTTTTATAGATCCTGTTCCTATGAACACTAGTATGGGTTTCCCTTTATTTGGTCCAAAAAGTCAATTTTTTGAAGAAGTACGTGATGGAGAACAATTGATAACTCGTCGTCCTGCACAATGTATTATTGATGAAATGAAACGTTTGGAGACTTGTTGGATGCGTGGAGAACGTGGATATCCTGTGGCATCTGCTACGTTGAAAGATGAACCTACGCTTATTGGGAAGAACAAAGTACGAGTGTTTGAAGCAGTTGCTGTTGCGTTTGGATTACATATAAGGAAGTACTTTTTACCAATTGCTCGTTTTTTGTCCTTACATCCTTTAAGCAGTGAGTGTGCTGTTGGTGTTAATTGTTTTTCACCTGATTGGCAGGAGCTTATGGGACATACTACGAAATATAATAAGACACAATTATTAGCTTGGGATTATTCCAAATACGATTTACGCATGAATTCACAAATGACACGTGCTGTTCTTTTAATATACATACAATTAGCTCGACGAGGAGGTTACGATGAGACAAGTTTATACATAATGGAGCAGATGGTGAAT